AAATAACTGAAAACGAAAAATTACTATACACAAGCCCAGCAGGTGGCGGTGGTGGCTATGGTGGTTACGGTGGCTATGGTGGCTATGGTGGCTATGGTGGCTATGGTGGTTACGGTGGTTACGGCTGTTATGGAGGCTACGGCGGTTATGGAGGCTACGGCGGTTATGGAGGCTACGGCGGTTATGGAGGCTACTCTTCGAGTCGACTAAAACTATACAGCGAAATTGAAAACAATAAACTAGTCCTTAGAACACTTTTGGATAACGCTGGACTTGGATGCATTGTCAAAGGAACAATCACTATGACTGTAACTATGAGCCATCCTTCTACAGTGACCGAAAACACAGTAACATTAGAAATTCCAACCCCAACTATATCGTTGGTCCAATCCTGGCAAGAAATCTAATTGGTTAAATCAGAAAAAATGCGTTGGTAAATAACAACGCATTTAATAATTCTGGAACCACATGGATAAACGCCTTGATGATGCATTAGCATTCGCCAATTACAGATTAACACTACAAGTTCAGCGTCAAAACATCGACGCTCGTGTACAATCTGCGCTATTGCTTTCTTACCAAAATGCTATTTTCAAAACAACACAAGAGTTAATGAACTTTGTGGATCTAAAGCACCGAATCGGCGGAGAACTTTTTGTTGAGGATAACAGTGGCAATGTTATTCAGATCAACGACTGTAAAGAGTTCTTGGATAAATTGATCCAAACATACGACTCTGCAATGAGTCTAAAACAAGAAGAACAGTTACGTTTAAAATCGGCTCGAAGCACAGCAAAAATTGTAGGACTATAAAATGAGCACCAAAGGATTCATGATGTTCGCCTACAACAACGAACAGCTTGATTACACTCAGTTGGCTCTTGTAGCCGCTTATGCTGTAAAGAAGTACATGCCCGAATATCCAGTGGTGCTTGTTACCAATCAAGCAAGTCTGGAACATTGCAAGGAAACACACGGCATTGCAATGATGAACGCGGCCTGGGATGACATTATTGTCACAAACCCAGAATACGAAAAGAACATGCGTCTACATCATGACGGTGCATACCACAGCTTCAACGCACAGTTTACTAACACCAATAAGCACGACATTTATAACCTAAGTCCGTTTGATGAAACTATCTTAATTGATACAGATTATCTTTGCGGCAACGCCAATCTGTCAATGTTGTTTGGCGGACAATATAATGTTGCCATGTACAGAGATGCTCGTAATCTCCGTAACGAAGAGCCTTTTACCACTGAACGTTGGCTACACTATGCTGGTATTCGCATGTGGTGGTCTACTGTAGTGTACTGGCGCAAAAGCGAAGAAGCCAAACACTTCTTTAATGTGTGGAGCGAAGTCAAAAAGAATTGGGAATATTACCGCTTCTTGTACAAGTTTCCAGGAACGCTATATCGTACAGACTACTCGGCAAGTATTGCGGCTCATATGTGCGACGGCTGGCAAGACGGCGGCTTTATTGGACAGATACCAAATTTCATGCGGTATCAAGATCAGCGCGACGATGTTGTTCAAGTAAAAGGATCTAACCATTGGGTAATGCTTAGTAATCTTCCAGAAGAGTGGAAAAATATGGTAGTGGAAATAAAAGGCGAAGACGTTCATCTGATGAATAAGAAAAGCATTTTACGCAACTACGAAACAATCATGGAAATGTTAGCATGACTGTACACGTATTAGTCCCTCCAGGAAAGGAAGCACTTGGCAGGATAACAAAAGAAGATGTAAAACAAGTTGATGTTAACCAGACTGTCAACTTGATCAGCACAGAAGAATCACCGTGGCGTCAACTAAAAGATTTATGTACTGTTAGCTTTGAGCCCGGAGACATAGTATGTCTTGCAGGATTATGTCCTCGCCAGACTACTTTTAAAATTGCTGAATTAGCAAAACAAAATAAAACAAACTATATGCCAGGCACGGGCATCGACCATCGTGGCGTACCGATTGAAGCTGGCAAGATAATGAATCGTCTGGCAATCGAAAAGAACAATTACACAGTTTGGCCCTATCTTGCTGTAATAGGAGATCCAGAAAGTGCAAAACTAAGCTTTGAAACCATTGAACATTTGGAAAGCAAAGACTATTGGCCAGAGTACGAACCAGAAACAGTATTGTTAGAGCATGTGTTAGCAATAGTGTCGGTTGTAGGAAACTGGCAAGTACCAGACTGGTTCAAAGTAGTTGACATGAGTATTCGAGATTTAGAAATTGCGCCAGTGATGTATTCAAGTCATGCATGGCATGATTGGATTGCGTTTTATCCTGCCAATGGAAATTTCAAGTTAGAGAACCATTCACAACTACATCCTGTTTGGTTAGCACACAGCGAAAAGCCGTTGGAGTATTGGGAACGTGGCTGAGATTAAATTTGAATTAAGAAAAAGAAAACGCAATCCAACGGAGTTTTGGTCAATCAACTATGACCCTAACAGTGGTAAAATATTGTCCATTGAAGCAGGGCAATCAAAACTAGTAAACAGTCTAGTAGTCAGTTATCCCAAGGTAAAAAATTTACTTGCAGGCGTAACAAACCAAAACGATTTTAGAGTGGCGTTCAATGAAAAACTTGGCGCACTTGATTTAGTCGATGTTAAACGTCCAACTGAGTTTAAGAAAAAGCATGTATGGCGCGGCTGGTTAAGCACAAGCGAATACTATGGCGATCCGCTAAGTGATATACGTGTGATACTTTTTAACGACACTGGCATGATCAGGGTGGAAGCCACACGTGCATGGTCTACTCAACTTAAAGAAAGACTTGATAGATCTCAAGTCGAAGACGTTCTTCCTTTGTTTATAACAGACGAAGAAGATCCTCATCAGTTATTTGGCTATACCAACGCCAAGTTAGTTGACATTATTGAACGTGGTTTTTATGAAACTCGTTTATGGTCCTTTATGAATCACGATTCTGTCCAAAAAATACTGTATCAAGGACAGAAAGTAAGAATAAATGTTCCGCCTGTTGCATCAAACTTGTTTTTTACAAGAATTCAAAACTATTTTCCTTACTCGGGTGTTGCTGATGATCAGACTGTACTAAGTCACCAGGGCCGCGGCAAGCACATATCTGTTTTTGTCAGGGATGGTGGTGTATGGGCACAAAGTCATTACGAACACGGATCACCAGTTGATCAATTGGTAGGCAACTTACCAGTGGCTGTTATAAAGGGCAATGATCCAGAAGCGTTTGTTGCATGGGCAGAACTTCCTGCGCTTATGTTAAGACAGCCGCACCCATTTGAAATCATAGACAAATGGCCGCATCCGGCACCTCCCAGTTTGTTATATAAAGCAAACAATCTAGATATAGGAGTAATGTCTTGAAAACCCCAATTAGCGAATTTGATGTAGTGTTTATCAGCTATGATGAACCTAATGCTGATGAAAATTATGCAGACCTATTGGAAAAATGTCCGTGGGCCAAACGCAGTCACGGAGTGTATGGCAGTGATGCTTGTCACAAGGCCGCCGCAAGATTAGCAGAAACTGAACGTTTTATCACAATTGATGCTGATAACAAAGTACGTCCAGAGTTTTTTGAATTAGAATTAGATCTAACAAAGTTTGATCGCAGTGATGTACTATCGTGGTCTGGTAAAAACGTTATCAATGGATTAGTATACGGCAACGGTGGTGTGAAGTTATGGCCTAAAAAGGTTGTAGAGCAAATGCGTACACACGAAGCAGTTGATTCTGGCGCAGGCGCAGTAGATTTTTGTTGGGACATTCACTATCATCAACTAAACAACATCTATTCAGACGTTTACAATAACGCAACTCCTTATCAAGCATATCGTGCAGGCTTTCGCGAAGGTGTAAAGCTTGCTCTAATTGATGGACGCCCAATGGACTGGCGTCAAATTGCTGACAAAAACAATTTTAAAAATCATCGCAGACTGCTAGTATGGATGAGTGTAGGCGCAGACACACAAAATGGACTGTGGGCCATGTACGGTGCTCGATTAGGATGTTACCTTACAAACTTACGCAAAGATTGGGACTACAAATTAGTAGCTGACTTTGAGTGGCACAATGCTTATTGGGCCGAAGACGTTCAGCCTCAGTTTGCAGGCAACGAAGAAACATGTCCAGTGTCTAAATACTCATGGAGCCGCACAAAGTTAATGGAAGAAATCCGTAAGCTGGGTAAGGTTCTAACACAAGACTTACGTCTAGACATTGCGGAACTTGACGAAGCAGCCAGCAAATTTTTCAAAGCCAGCTATTTTAATCCTCACAGACTTGCTCCAACAGTTAAAGAAAGTGACGTTGAGCAGTTCATTGCGGAGTAAGAGTTGTTAGACGTCTTCTTCATTACAATGGGCGAAGAAGGGTGCGAAGATAACTGGAACAGGTTATTAGAATTTGCCCCTAACGCAAAGCGTGTAGATAATGTACAAGGAATTTACAATGTACACAAAGCCTGCGCTGAATTAAGCACAACAGAAAATTTCTGGGTAGTTGATGCAGACGCATGGATAGTTGATGGATTCAAGTTTACATGGATGCCTGATCCTGATAAAAAACATTGGGACGTACCTGAAACTGAATGTGTATTAGTGTGGCCGAGCCTTAATCCTGTTAACGGATTAGAATACGGCTATGGTGGTGTAAAATTATTCCCTCGTCAGCCTTTTTTAGAAAAACACGAATGGTCGGTTGACTTGTCTACTACCATTGGTAGATCTACAGTCAGCATGGCTGAACTAAGTTGCGAGACAAGATTTAATACAACCCCCGAATCAACTTGGATAGGTGCATTCCGCGAATGTGCCAAGTTAGCATCATTGTCAATGATCAAAAGTAGAATTCGCCGAGCCCAACAGCAACAACGTGCAGAATTAACTGAAGTCTCAGATTACGCGAGCAAACAAGATTGGTCTGATGACAAAAAAGCAAACTACAGAAAAAGTAGAACTGTATTGATTATGGATCGCTACAGACACGAAACTGATATTTTTACATACTGGTCTGAAATTGAACAATGCAGTCAGCGTAGATTAACGTGGTGTACACAAGGTTGGCATGAAACAAATGGAAAGTACGCTATATTAGGTGCCAGAGCAGGATCAGATTTTGGTCTTCAGAACAGTGACGATACTGTTACAATGAATAAAATCAATGACTGGGATTGGCTAAAAAAGGAATTTCAAAATGTCATTGTTTAAAATAGCAAACAAGCTTCCTGCTCAAGCTAATAGAAAGACACTAGCCGAAGTACCTGTTGTTTTTCTAAGTTTTGATGAACCCAATGCAGATGTACATTGGGAATTGTTGAAAAAAGTCACACCGCACAATAACATTAAGCGAGTTCACGGAGTAAAGGGTTTTGATGCTTGCCATAAAGCTGCCGCTGACTGTTTCCCTGACAGTGACTATGTTATCACAGTCGATGCAGATAATCAAGTTGATCCAGACTTCTACAAAATAAAAGCACCCGAAGCAATGGACGGGCAAGTTAGTTTCACATGGGGCGGCCGCCAATATACAAATGGTTTAATGTACGGCAACGGCGGATTAAAGATGTGGAGCACTGAACATCTTGCCAACATGCGTAGCCATGAACTTGCAGATGAAGAACGAGATGCAGTAGACTTTTGTTGGGATTTTCAACGCTACAAAGAACTACCAGGTTGCTGGAGCAATGTACACACAAACGGAAGTGCTTATCAAGCATTTCGTGTAGGATTCCGTGAAGGTGTTAAACTCAGCATGGAACAGGGCAGGGTATTGGCATTCGACGAATGGCAGGACAATATGCATGCCGCTAATTTCCAACGTTTGATGACTTGGATGACATTGGGTCGAGATGTAACAGATGGTATTTGGAGCATATATGGTGCCAGGCTTGCTGTTAAAATGTTGCAGTATGATGACTTTGACTTTACTAATATTAGAGACTACGATTGGTTCAAAGACTTCTTTGATATACATGCAAATGCAGATCCTGTAAAGGCAAGCAAGTCAATCGGTAAACGTATCAGCGTTGGGCTTGGTTGGGATCTCCCAGACTTTGACAGTGAACAAAGCTACTTTTTAAAAATGCTACAGTTACATCCAGCCAAGCCATTGACTTATGAAGATGTTAAGTGGAGAACAAATTTAAAATTATACGGATGGTTCAATGAATGATATTGCTAAAAATGCAGAATTAAGATCATCCTTGTTGTACTTTGCTGACGAAGCAATTGGTTATCGTCATAGTCTGCATTTCTTTCATCGCTGGCTAGAAACTGGCGAGCAAAAAGAACTTGAAAGTTTAATACTAGAAGTAGGCCGAGAGCACTTTGAAGATTTAACACCTCTAATTACTACAGCAACAGACACAGCTGACAATTCTGGGTATGCCAAAATTGTGGAAATTGTTTCATTGAAAGGCATTTACTTTCCTAAAGCGTCTTCACCAGACAAGGAAGTACATTTAACTGCTATCTCTCCCGCTGATTTGCACAATCCAAATTTAAACGAGCTATTGGCATGGCAACGTCAAAATGACCATGTAGCCGATAATTGTTTAGGATTAATTGCAGAAGCTCATCGTCTAATGTATGAGTCTAAAAGCAACTTCTATAAACTGTTTGAATTGTTAGAAATGTTGTTTGGCAGATATACAATTTTTTCTTGTGTACTTGACAATGACATAAAACTTTTAGGGCCTGTATTGGCTAGGTATTATCCAAAACAAGCTTCTCATCTGATAAACCTGTCAGCGACTGTATCAAACAACCAAGACTTAAATTGGAAAGATGCATTGAGTAGGAACCAGGTTAAAAGTAAAATTTGGTTAATAGAACAAATGTCGGCCAACAATGTATTACCAAAGCCTAGAAGTTTAACTGACAAAGGAACTTCGACGTTGGTAGTAGGAGGCTGGGTTGGCATGATTCCTTTCTTGGCAAATATGCTAGATAAAAAATTAGATGCAGTAGTTAATGTAGACATAGATAAAACTGTGCATCCAGCAGCCAGGGAACTCAATGCAAACAACAGTATTCATTCTAGTTTTACAAACGTTGGAACTGATATTAAAAAGTTAAACCTATCGCCTTATAAAAACTTGCTGATCATTGACACTATTGTTGAACATTTCGAAGACCACGGGGAATGGGTTAAAACACTTCCTGCGGGCACTACTGTAGTTTTGCAAGGGAACGACATGTTTAATGTACCTGATCATGTTAATTGCCATAAAACACTAGAAGAATTTTTGACCTCTTGTGGATTAAATACCATACTATGGGCAGGAGAACTTAATTTGTATAAGTGTACCCGCTTCATGGCTATAGGTAAAGTTTAATGCGAGATCCAAGATTCAGAAAATTAAATCATACAGTTGACCTAGAACGTTTAAGAATAGAAACGGACAAAATTCTATGGCAATCAGATTATAACAAGTATCGTGATCAGCTGAGTCTTCAAACAAATGGATCGGCGGACTGGGATTCAAGTACAGGAACTAGAATAGGACAGCCTGAAGATCAGTGGGATAAACTACATCCAGATTTAGCGGGCACCTGGTGGGAAGACTTTTTTAAAAGCTTGCCTTTTAAAGTTTATAGAGCAAGACTTTTAACAATGCATCCTCGCACATGTTATAGCATACATGTAGATGACAATCCAAGATTACATATAGCAATTAAAACACACGGTCAGGCTCGATTTATTTTTACAGATCCTCCAATACTAAGACATATACCAGCAGACGGGCATATATGGTGGGTAGACACAACACAAGAGCATTCGGCTATGAATGGTAGCTTAGAAGATAGAATTCATTT